TGTTTATTCGGACTGTCTCCTTCTACGATACCTAAGATATTCTGGCTGTCTTATACAATTGGTAAATCAACTTCGACAGGTATGAAAGGTCTTATGAAGATTATTGATAAGACACCTTACTGGAACCTTCCTGACGTAAAGAGAAAGGATGTTGAATCCGCTCTCATATTCCCGTTCTGCGAGGTACTGCCAGGTTCTAACGTATCCCATATTATCGGTGAGGATATGCTCGGCTGTATTCTTGATGAGGCTAACGTTCGTAAAGTAGCCAAAGGAACTGAGGTTGAAGAAACCCAAAAAATGTTCCAGGAAATGAGACAGCGTTCGGTAATGACATTCAGTAAGAATGGCGTATGGGGTGGATTCTCAGGCATTATCTCTTCTTCGACAACCTCTTCTTCATTTGTAGCCTTGGAAGTAGAAAAGGCCAAGAAGGAAGGCGATACTGTAATTATGGAAGCCTCAGTATACGAAGCCAATCCTGAACAGTACAGTAAAGAAAAGTTCAACGTATTCATCGGTAACGGGGTTATTCCGCCGTTCATTATTGATCAGGCAGATGCTTCTATCCGTACACAGATTGCAGATACTTACGGGCAGACTCTTGAAGATTACCTGAAGAATAATCCTGAGTTTGTAGAACCAGTACCTGTTTCTATCCGTAAGTTTTATGAAGAAGACCTGTCGTTCTCCCTTGCCAATATGTCCGGTAAGGTACAAAGCGGAACCAATAAATTCATCAATAATAGCAGCATAATTAAAAATATATGGAATGATGAGAAGTCACCTTTACTTTCTGAGATACCTGAAATTGGTATATATGATCAGATAAGTCCGTTTTTAATATGGAATCCTGAGAGAGCTATGGAGCATTATCATGGGGAGAATGTATATCTGCATATAGACGCTTCACAAAAGCATGACCATACTGGATTTTCAGCATTATTCTACGATCGTGAAGATAATAAAATCCGTTCTTTACTTACTGCAAGTTTCTTTCTGAATGAAGATATAAATGATAACCAGATAGACCAGGAAAAGATATTGCAGCTTATTCTTTACATGAGGGATAATGGAACAACGTTTAAGAAGATTACAGGTGATAGATATGCAAAAGATTTCTTAATCCCGCAATGTAAAAAGATATTTGGCAACGAGGTATCAGATTATTATTCTGTAGATACAAGTCCGGCAGCTTATCTTACTACACTAAACTTTATGAAACTTAAACGATATTCCATTCCATACTATAAGCAGTTAGAATACGAACTGTCTAATCTGCTTTACGATCGGGCAACAGGTAAGATAGACCACCCTCACAATACAAACCCTAATCATCCTGTATACTTTAAGGACTGTTCTGATTGTTTTGCTGCTGCAACACAATTGATATACATAAACGAACATGTGCATTATGAAGAACTTATAATCGAAAAGGAATCTGACAAATTAGATATACCTTCAGATGGTTTTTACGAGAATATAAGCCTTACAGATGATACCGATGTAGAAGACGAACGAGCTTTATTTCAAGAGAGTTTATATGGTTTTGATGAGCATATAGAACCTTTCGAACCTTAGAATGGTTTTCTTTTAGGGAGTCTTCCAGGAACAAATCCTTCAGGACATTCCCTAACAAGAACATTAATGATCCCATTATTGAAGAACTTTCGCCCTTTGAAACTCTTAGACAATTTTTCTTTAGCTTGTTCCGAGACGTTCTTACCCAAATGAGAATTTCTTAATTTTAGTAATAATTCGGCGGTTTGAGGAATGGGATTTGCAAGACGACTTTTTGATATTTTCTTAGACCATTCTTTATTTCTAGGTAATCTCCCTCTAGTAAATCCTTCTGGACACTCCAAAGCAAACATTTCAATGATCCCATTGTTAAAATAATGTTTTCCTTTGTTGCCAGGAGTATGCCTTTCAACAGAATGTCTTAACTTTCCATGAATTCTACAATGTTCAACATGCGTCAAAAAGATTAATTCGTTGGATGGTCTTTTATAATATAACCCACGTTCTTTAAGTTCTTTTACAGAAAGTATTATATCGTTTTGAATTTCAAGTCTATGATGGCAATCATATTTCTCGGAACTATTTACAGCAATATCATAATTTTCAATAAGTGAGATATCTTCGCAACAATAATCTACAATAGTTTCGTAACAAATCATATTATAATTATAGAAAATCATTCTGTTTGAACCGTAGATTTTCTATAATTATAATAATTGACATATATATCCAAGTGGCCGCTACCTCCCGTAAATCATAGTGTCTGAAGATGGGGTAGCGGCCTTTTCTATTATTAATAATAAGGAGTAAAATTATGGAATTATATAATTCAAAATATGTCTATTTTGATTGGAATGATAAACTTGAAGGAAAGAAAGGTTTCTTCAGTGATGATATCAACACCCTTAAGCAAGCTGTAAAAGATAACCGAACAGGATCGTTTGGAGAGATTATCAAGAATATAGAGTCTAATAGTCAATACCCATTTGAAATTATAGATAACTTAGGTTGGCATAGTCATTTTAGATTCTTCTACTACGACCCATATTATGAATTCCGTAAAGCATGTCTCGAAGGTAAACGACTGCAGTTCAAAAACCGTGAGGGTAATTGGGAAGATGTAGTAGGTGAGCCATGCTTCACCAGTGATGAGTATCGTATCAAATCTGAAACGTGGTATATCGTTCTTGATGATTATGGGCTTTCTCGTATTAATTCAAAGAAAGGTGATGATGTTATTCCGTTTGCAGGTACTGAAGAAGAATGTATTGAATGGATGAAAAAATATAAGAAGTTTGAAGACATAATGCTTGCTTGGAAACAGGGTAAGACAATTCAGTATAAAAATTTTGGTGAATGGACTGATTGGGTAATTAATGATATTCCTCGTTCAGGTGCTTTTAATTCATATAAAGAATGGCGAATCAAAGATGAATATAAAGAATATGTTCCATTCGGTACTGTACAGGAATTAATTGACGCCTGGGATGAAAAGTATCCACAGAATAAAAACAGACCAGAAGGTACTATGCCACTCATCTGGATTAAGAATAAACAGAAGAACAGAGTATATCTCATTACTGATTTCTTGTTCGAAAAGTGGTGTAATTGTGACGTGGGTACTGAAGATGAAGATCTTAGATTAACAGAGCTTTTTAATGATTTCACTTTCCTTGACGGTTCTATTATTGGTAAGAAGGATTAATTATGAGTATTTTAGGATTGATTTTAATGCTGCTCAACGTGGTATCGATGATTGCTAATTATAAAGAACAGAGATTTGGTGCAGCTTTATTTAATGCCTTTGCTGCCGGAGTCTGTTTTATAGGATTGATTAGTGTTATTATGGAGAAGATATCGTGAAACCTGAAACTCTTGAGCAATACTTAATTCAGTTCTTGGCCGAGAATAAGGATAAGACATATCCAGATAATTATAACGAGATAAAGGAAGCTGCCGATTTCATCCGAGATAATTATGGACTTGTAGAAGAACTCGACAATACCAAATCTGAACTTGAAGAACTTGAAGCAGATTATGAAAGCATGCGGGATTCAGCAGATGATATTATCACCGAAACTAAAGATAGTATGAACACAATTATTGAAGCAGCTCAGGAAGTTATAAGACAATGTGAAAATTGGATGTATTAAGGAGAGAACATTATGACCTTCACAGATGTGGTATACTTGGTACTAGTTTTATTCTTCGGAACTCCTCTGCTTACAGCCATCTTCGTGATACTGCTGGAACTGATAAAATCGTTCTTCCGCAATTATAGAAAATAAAACGCTAATGCTGTAAAATATTTCTAAGATAATAATAAAGGAGAATAAGCTGTAAAGTGCGTATTGGAACAGTAGAGGTTGTAGACATTCCTGACGAAGGAATCCGTCACTTGATCAAGTTGGACTACAAGAAGATTGACCGGACAAAAGCAGTCAGTCTTATCGGTAGAATAAAAACTGAGGTAAACCACAAGAACCTTACCCCAGGTAAATACAACATTATTGAAGCTGGAGAATTGAGCTATGAAAGAATTTAAGATGTGGTTAAACAGCATAGGGTATACAGACGAGGAACTTGATACCATAAGTCAAAATCATCTGGAAATACTTGAAGCTGAATATTTATCTCTGCTGTTTGGAGGAAACAATGACTAATGATATATCCGAGAAAACAATGGTCTGCTGCGTATGGACTGAGAAACCTAATGGTAAGGGAAACATTTATATCCCAAGCTGCCTGGGTAAATCAAGTAACGGAGTGAACATTTACAAGGTAGTAAAAAAGTTTAACATTTCCCTTGTAGACCTTTTCCGTAAATGTCCTTACTGTGGCCACAACGTTGTAATCAATGCCTGCAAAAGAGAGGATAAATAACTATGGATGAAGTATTACAACTGTTGAGAAAAAACTTTAAGGAACTAGCCAGAATACATGTATGCGGAAGTAATCGAATTGAACTCGAAGTATCTACTGCATTGTCACATTCTGACTGGTTACAGAGAATGAAAGACTTCAAGGATACGGGAGTAAAGATACCTAATTCGTGGGAGCTTAACGGTATCCGTGTAGTGTTGTTTTACGGAACTATCAAAGCACCTCCGAAAATCAATATTAATTTTTAGAATATGAAACTGTTTGTAATCGGCTTTATCACAGGATTCTTGATAGCAATTCCTGTGGTACTAATAACGCTAAAGATAATGTTCCGTAATCTTGATGAATGAATATCTGAACCTGAGTAACGACTGTGAAATTTCGCACCCTCCAAAAAGCAGTCGTTACTCAGGTTCTTTATAGCGTGTTGCGTAAAAATGCTACATCTTTAGTGTGGAATAGCGTTCAAGCTCGAAGCCTTCGGATTTGCATATCTTGTGAACTACCGCTAACCTAAAGGTTAGCAGCTTCTTTGTTTTCGCTTCATAGACTTGGTTTGCGGTATTGAACATAAGTTTAATGCCGTATTGACCAATGTCTCAGCGGAGGCTTGTTCCAAGCACTCAGCTCTTTTTGTTGAGCCAAACAGTTTTACATTTCTTGCTGCATGAACATCCCGGTCAAATTCATATCCGCAGTCACACTTGAAAACCCTGTCATTCAAAGTTATTCCTCTATTCAAGGAACCACAATTAGGACAGAATTTTGTACTCGGTGACCATTTAGATATTTCAAAACTTCTACCTGATTTTTCAAGCATTACAAGTTTCGATTTAACTCTACCTAAATAAGAATGCTGAATGTTTCTAGCAAATCCTGGACAGAATTTTCTCCATTTTGAAATCTGTTCATCTTGAAAATAGATTACGTTATAATTTTTCAAGAGATAAGAAATCAGTTTGTTAGAATCATCATTCTTTTTATTAGTGAGATGTTCATGTTCCTTCTGAAGCTGATTTAAGCATCTGTAGTATCGCTTAGACCCTTTCTGTTTCTTACTGAGTTTTCTCTGTAGAAACTTCAGATAATCAGTTTCTTGCACACTACAATTAAATTTTTCACCGTCTGAAGTGATAATGTTATCTTTAATCCCAAAATCTAATCCAACTTCTTTACCTGTAGGTTTTCTATTGAATTGTGATTTAGGAATACAGACTGAAACTTTAATGTATATTCCACTTGCTTTACGAATTATTCTGGCATCAGCTAATTCATAATCAGGAATATCTATAAACTGTTCGAGACCATATACAGTTAATTTTCTAAACATTGGAATCGAAATGTTTTTAGAATTAATAACTTTCAGCATTCCTGTTCTTAAAGGAATACAGTTGCAAGTTCTTCTGAACTTTAATTTGCCAACTTTCTTTCCGAGTTTCTTCACTTTAGAAAGATTGATAATATCCTGTTTCAATTTTGTCACAATAACTTGATGTACTCCTGTTTGGATATCAAGTTTTCGTTCTACAATATTGTGGTCTTTATCAAAGTTCTTAATCACTCTATGGTCTTTATATTCGTAATGAACAATGTCATTGGAGGCAATTATATCATTCTGAATCCATTTTGTTTGAGTGAACAGATAATTTAGTTTCTTAAAACTTTCTTTAGAAGTATGATGACAATTAACTTTCAGTTCATAGACTTTAAGAATCTGGTTCTGTCTACGTTCACGAGTTTCTAATAATGTCTGTTTTATCTGTTCGTTCTTTGTCATAAACCATAATAAATATATAAAGTTTTACTAGAAAAGTAAAGGTTTTATAAAACTTTTTAACTAACATATTAGAATATTAAAGCGATTCATAAGACGACCCTAAAGGGTCGCATCTTTCTCGCTCACTTTATTTGTAAGAAAGACGGTGTACGTTCTGTGGCCAACCGTAGCTTTGCCGATGAGCAGGGAGATAATAAAGGATATTCTGTTTACCGTTGTCATTATGGTCACGTATTAAAGATTGATAATAAGACTGGAGAACGCAAATAACGCCTAGGATTAGCGTAGACGCGTTCAAAACCCTTTGGGAATGAAATAACATTACCAGGGCATAGAAAACCCCTCAGAACGAAGATATAAGCGTCTGAGGGGTATTTTTATAGACGGATAATAAACAATATTAAGAAAAAATTCCTTCCAAACTTAATTTTAATACTTCAACAGTAATCAAGGCTTCGAGGTATTCCAGGAACTCTTTATCTGTTACGATTTCCCTGACAAATACAGCGGGTGGAAATTTCAGTTCATTCATCTCGTTTAGAAGTTCTGGAAGTTTGTTTAATACTTCAATCATAGTTTTCGAGGGTATTGGTGCGAAATCGGTTATGCGCAGCATCATATTGTTTTCAGTAATTACCACGATATACCCTCCTTATCCAGGTCTTCGAAACATTTGGGTTCAACATTCGGGAAGAAAGTTGTTATGAGGAATTTAGGATTTGTCACCAGGGGATGTTCTGTGGATAAAGCACCTTTGTCATTATTTGCTTTTAACCTCAGAACTTCCTTTTCAATTTCAGTATTACGATGTACTTTATTAATTCCCCAGCGATTGTATTTGTGCATTACTGATCTCAGCAGTGTTACGTCTACGTTAAGCTCCTGTGCATATTCGGCAACGGAAATCAATTCGTCATCAGGATGTACGATCGCTTCGAGAACCGGGATTACATCAGGGGTCCACACCAGAGAATGATGGCCTTCAATAACCATATCTTCAGGAACGAATCCTTCTTTCTTCAGCTTACTGATTAATGAAGAAGCTGTACGATTGTATTTCTGACAGAGTTCTGTTGTGCTTATGTAATCCATATTATAGTTTGTCTCCTGTTTTGTTTGCTCTTTCTGTATTTTTAGCAAGGGTATTGTCAAGAATCTCTTCAATGTCAAATCCAAACTTACTGCAGATAAGCATTGTAATGCAAAGAATATCACCAAGTTCATCCTGAAAATGTTTTGTAGATTCGTCGGTATATCCTATCCTTGCATATTCTACGGTAGTTTCAATTAATTCCTCGGCCAGATGTTTAAGCAGGTCCATAGTCGCAGTTGAATTATTTACGGGGCTGTGCTGCTCCCTTATTCGTGCGACAGTAAGCATTTGTTCGGCAATTTCATTTATGTCAGACATTGTTTAATAATTCCTCCATACGTTTATGATCATATTCGTTTATCCAATCCAAGGCATTTAATTTATCCTTTAATTCCCGAATACCACATTCGTCAGGGATAACAGAGATATCTTTCTGACAGTCTTTCAACAGGTCCTTGATTACAGTCAGACGAGATACTAGCTGAAGCACTGGCCGACTGGCTTGTTGGAATTCACTAATGTCCTTAGCGTTCGTTCTATAATTGTATAAAATCTGTTTCAAATCAATCATTTCTTTTCCTCACTGTATGTTACAAGATATGTATTGTTTTCAAGTGGTTCAATTTTAATGATATTCTCTTTTGGAATATTCTTTAAGAACTCGTTGGTGTTATGTACTGAATCAAACTTTCGGATTTGAACATATTGATCAGCGGAAGCATGCACTTCAGGCAAATTACGAACATACGCTTCAATGGCAAAATCATTTGGAAAATAAAACTTATCGTTATAGAAAATTTGTATTACGGTATGATCTCCTTCACAATCACTGCGTGTAGTTCTTTCATACTCAATAACAGCACCTTTGTCTATATGAACGATACCATAATCACCAACGAAACTAAAATCGACAAGAACTCCTGCACGTATTTTCATACTCGAACTCCATTTAATGTAATTATATCTGGTGCAATTGGTTTATCGATGTGCATATACAATTCAGGATTAACAAATTGTGATAACGGAATATTGTTTAATTCCTGAATTGTTTCTTTGCTTGGCTGTTTATGAAGATTTGGAATTCCGCACCATTCTTTAATATAATCAAGCTCATTGCTATTATAGAATTCGACAATATCTCTTGGTACTATAATGATTTCGTCACCACAATTACAAGCAGACGGTTTAACATTCTTTGGTACACAATGTTTTCTGTTTTCCATAATGGAATATAGTCTCTGAGAAACAATAAAAATGTTCTTATCTCCTGTCAGAAAACATTCAGTTGCGATAAAATGAACATCATCTGCATACTTAGCTATACGTTTATTCGCTCTATGTCGTTTGATGTGCTTTATCTTCTGAGATAGTTTCATTTCTCGCTCCTCTCAATCATTGCATCTGCCTGTCTGTAAGCAAAATCAGCTATTTCATCAAAACTCCGGTCTGTAAGGTCGGAATTGGCACAAAAACCTGTCATAGCCTGAATAGCGATGTAATCACGGACATTAAGCCCTTTATAGACGGTAGCAGAACCATTACCGTCACGTAATTTATATGGAAATACATTCTTATCTGCTTTCATAATTATTTACGCTCCTTGCTTATAAACTCTTCAAAAGCCTTTGTTATATCTTCAACACAATAAGAAGTTTTTTCAATGTAATGAGAACATTCGTCTTTATAATATCCGAAAGCAAGTTTACCTTCAAACGCATATTCAAAATTTTTCACATTGATTACATCAGGATTTGGTACAGTGAAAGTATATTTAATGTCTGAATCAGGAATATTGAATACAATTTCATAATAGTAATTTTCGTAACCACCAGAATACATATCAACAATCTTAACTGGTTTCTTGAATACTTCCTCTTCCAGATACTTCTCAAGGGATTCAAACATCAGTTTATTATCTTTGTATTCCTTAGAACGTTTATCTGTATCCTTAGGTGCATGAAAATAATCAGATGCAGGTTTAATTCTGAAAAGGAAATTAAAATAGTTTACATTGTGCTTTATTGTATTAACCTGGTCTTCCTTGGCAAGTTCAAGTAGCTTTGTGTATTTATCTACTTCATGTTGCATTTCTGTTACAAGTTCGTTTGCCTTACCGATTGTCATAAGGCATTTAAGATTTTCATTTCGTTCAATTATTTCGTGAATGTCCATAATTTATTTGCTCCTCATTATAATTATAGAATTTTTACCACTCCGGGTCTTGCATTGATTTCCAATGACAATATCTACTTGAGCGTTCGTTCTGAATATCCTCTACTCTTTTCTGCCACTTCTCAACATTACGCCTAGCAATATCAAGTTTGCGGCAAAGTTCATTATCAGACATTTTCTGAATTGGTGTCAGTTCTACCTTTACAAGACCTTCACATAACTTTTCTAATCTCTCCTTCTGTTCTTCGGTTGGTGGAACGGGATTAAAAGATTTAGATACCTTATCAATTTCTTCCTGAACATTAGTAAAGACATCTACAAGTTCTTTCTCAGCCTCTTCCAACGGTTTTATATAATCTTCAATGTTGAAATCAGGAAAATCAAAAGTAAAGCCGCTAAGATAGATATGAAGATATATTGTGCCATTCAGATTGTACCTGGTGTACCATATTATTTCACCTTTATGGAAATATATCTTTCTTAAATTAATATTGCACTTAGTGAAATCTGTTTTACATTTCCAAAAATTGTATGTCATATTACCAATTCCACTCCCTCATCATATACTGCAGATGTAAATCATAATCATATCTTTCCAAAAATTCTCGTTTATGCTTTTGTTTAAGATATTCCGTCATATCCTTTTCAAATATTTTATACTCAATCCAATTGAAGAATTCGCAGATACCATACAGTATGTACAAGATAAGAGTTGTGTAGAAAATAGCTACTACAATATCCCACAATGTTTTAAGAATTATCATCTTACCACCCTCATTTCAATATTGTTTAATGCACACTTCTTAATATCTTTCTTGTCCTTAATCGGAATCCAGGTGTACCAGCCCAAATCATCATTAGCCCTACTGAAATACATTACAGTCTGTCCACGATTAAAAGCTGATTCATAGAACTGTATCTTTTGTTTGGTTAGTTGTTTCATTTTATCTCCACCTTAAAACAATAATCTTCCACAGGTTTAGAGAACTGAGAAATTAAAGAATAGTTGTTTTGAATATAATCATTCATTCTATCAAGTTCCATCTGTATTTCCATTCTTGTAGTGTCATTAAGCACTTTGTCAAGATATCGTTTATTAAGATATTCTTTAAACAATTGTGCAGCTTCGGTTGTATCTCCTTTGTTCTTAACAATAGAATCTATGACTTTGTAGTAGATATTGTCTCCTTCTACAAGTTTGAATTCTACCCGTTCATATAAAGAATGTTTGAGTTCGTAATACTCATGCCAATAAGACCTATTTCTAAGCCATTCAAGTTTCTTTTCGTCACTATAATCATCCCAATCATCTGGATACTGTATTGGATTACGAATGATTGTTGTATTATGATTACAAGTAATAGTGTTTGAAGAACAACTACCTAAAAATAATCCACCGAGAAAACTCCCTATACTCATAAGTTCACTCCGATAATTCTACTACAATACCAAACTTCTTCAATTGTTCAGCACAATCTTTCATTTGAAAATAATGGTATATTATGTCGTCATATAATTGTTGATTGTGTTTAGTGCACTTGCCGTAGGCTTCTTTTGCATTTTCATAATAACATTTCTGAGTAAGAAAATTATTATACCAAATATCTTCATCCCATTCTTCTGTCATTTATTCCACCTTTTCCCAATCTTCAAGTTCTTTATCAGAAACCCACAGATCATTTAAATAAATATGACAAATATCTCCGACAACATCGGGTTCGTTTGAAGTATCAATGGCAGTTACCATACAAGTTTGTGTTCCATTTTTCATACGGAGAATATCACCAAGTTTCAAATCAGTCCATTTAAAATCTTCTGGTTTTTTTTTGATTATCGAGAAATCTCTTTCGTACTTCATCAATCTTATTAGAAACCTGAAATTGATTAGTCATATTATATTTGCTAGACATTTCAATCAATGCTTGAGATATTATATCTTTATCATCTGCATCAATTATAGATAGTCTAAAATATTCTTTGGCCAACCGTTTCTTTTCTGATTTAATCCATTCACAAAATGATGGTGATCCCTTTTTATGATTCTCGGTATCTTCAACAGTATCAAGATAATCCAATACAGCTTTAATATTCTCTAATTCTGACATTACTTTGCTCCTTTAAGAATTGTTCTACTTTTTGACTAATTCTGTTCCTTTTCAAATACTACGATTACATACTCTGTAGTACTGCCATTATTAATTGGTATGATAACAGGTGTCATGCAAACTACCTTCCAACCCTTATCAAGCATTTCCTGAATATCAGGAATAATATCTCGATATTCAACATCCCATACTCAATTACCGTCAGAATGACGAATATAAAACTTCTTTACACATTGAACAGTCTTGGCAAATAACGGACTAATAAACATCAATAACATTAATACAATTATTAACTTCTTCATACACACTCCTTACTCTTACAAATCTTTTTGAATGGAATACAATCCTTTGGAGAACATTCATAACCACAATAAATACATTTTATGTTCTTACTCTTGGAAACCTTAGCCATTGGATAGTGATAGCGACATTTAGGACATCTAAGGTTTGAGTCAATTGTGCTAGTCTTTCTCATATATTTCTTTCTCCATTAGTATGACGAGTTTATGCAATCGTTTCTCAATCTGTTTATACAATTTGTGTATTTTAGGATTCTTGAAACGATACATATAATCACTTTCAGCTCCAAGTGTCATAAAATTAACTTTATCGAACAATGCTTTCTTTCGTTCTTTGTCTGATTCCATTATTCATTCTCCCTGAGGAATTGTTCTACTTCTTCAGTTATCTCGTAGATACCTTCAATATTCTCTTTTGGTAAGATACTCAGCATTTCTTTAAGAAGTTCCTTTGCTTTAATGAGTTGTTTCCCACATTCCTTATACCCTGCAATATAGATTGATTCTTCCCTAAGATAGATATCCTGTTTGGTAGGTTTATCAACTAATTTGTGGGTATGATTCTCAATACAGTCTTTTGCTAAAGATTCAAGCTCTGTCATGATTTTGCTCCTTATTATAATTATAGAATGTTACTGATTTCTAAAGGATACGGATTCTCTTTACACGTGATTTAAGAAGTTGTCGCGTTTTGTATTCTTTTATATCTTTAATGAAATGAGGGTTATCTAAATTGATTATCTTCTCAAGTTCCTCACAATATCTTTCAAGTTCAGGTGCAAGGTTTATAATCTTTGGAT